CAAAACAATTCATAAAAGAAAATGGTCATCCAAAAGGAATGCTTGGTAAAACTCATACGCAACAAGTAAAAGATAATTTATCCAAGTTGCAAAAAGGTAAAACAATTCCAATCGAGCAAATAGAAAGAACAATGAAAACTAAAGTTCAAAAATACGGAACGCTCGCACCAAACGTAAAACGAGGATCATGGAAAGCTCAGTGGGCTGAAATAGGTGGCAAGAAATTTTACGCTCGGTCATCATGGGAAATAACTCACGCAAATTGGCTTCAATCAATTAAAGAAAAACAAATAATAAAAGACTGGAATCACGAACCAAAGACATTCTGGTTTACAGGGATTAAACGAGGAGCAATGTCATATCTTCCTGACTTTGAATTAACTTTAATCAACAACACAATAGAATATCACGAAGTTAAAGGTTGGATGGACTCAAGAAGCAAAACTAAAATCAAACGATTCAGAAAACAATATCCTCAGTTTCAATTGAGAGTATTCGGTAAATCAAATGATCCACTTATTCAATTTAAGATACCGCAATCATACTTGATAACGGATTACAACCAGCTTCAACAAACAACAGACAATCAATAACTGCGGAGCTAATTTTAAACTGATAATTTTTAACTCGTCAAGACATTTTTGACAATTATTTTAGCACGCATTACAAGTAAGCTATGAATGAAGAAGTTACAAAAGAGAAGAAAAAGCAAGGAAGACCATCTGCTTTTACGCAAGAAATAGCTGACGAAATATGTGAACGTCTTGCACATGGCGAAACACTAAGGAAAATGGTGCTGGATGAGCATATGCCAGCGTCTTGTATGATCTACAGATGGCTTGATAATAACGAAAGTTTCAGAGAGCAATACGCACAGGCGCGAGTTCGCCAAGCGGACTACTACGCCGAGATGATCATTGACGAATCTTTTGGCGCACATGACGCAAGCATTGGCCGATTACGCATGGATGCTCTCAAGTGGGCATCGTCTAAAATCGCTCCCAAGAAGTATGGCGACAAGATCGAGCTTGAAAGCAACAACAACCAAAACCTGACGCTATCGTTCAATGTTCCTAACCGCAACGAGCGTGAAGTTATCGAACTGGAGAACGCTGAGACACTTACGCTTGAACAGGGCGAGAAGTAGTCAATTATCTACTACACAGATTATATGAAGTTATCAAATCAAAACGAAATGGAACTGCTTGCAGAAAAACAATATACAATGGAAATCGAGGATGAGATTCATAGCCTCCATTCCGTCATAAAGTCACTTCGTCGCAATGCCGCCGAGGATAATGCCTACATCCTGTCTCTTGAGGAGGCGATTGATGATGCCAAGGCTTGTTTCCATGCAGGAGAATCAACATCAGATATGTATAACGCATTAACACGCACAGAGATCAAAACTAAATAACATGAGATTTCACATATTAGGACTTCCGCACACAGTTACAAGCAAAGAGTTTAATGCCTGCGCCTATACGCAGAAGGTAGTTAAGTTCGGGAAAATGATGACAGATCGAGGTCATGAGGTCATACACTACGGACACGAAGACTCTGACTTGATATGCACTGAACACGTTAGCGTATTGACAAACGACGACTTTGCCAAGAGCTATGGAAGTCATGACTGGCGCAAGACGTTCTTTAAATTTGATACCAACGACCATGCCTACCAGACGTTCTTCGCCAATGCCATCCGTGAGGTTGGCAAGCGCAAGCGAAAGCATGACTTCATCCTGCCGTTTTGGGGTTCTGGCGTGCGTCCAGTAGTAGATGCGCATCCAGACCTCATAGCCGTTGAGCCGGGGATTGGCTACGCAGGAGGTCACTGGTGCAGGTTCAAGGTGTTTGAATCATATGCCATTTACCATGCCTATTATGGACTATCTGCCGTGGGATCGTGCAAGCAGGACTGGTATGATGTCGTGATACCCAATTATTTCGATGCCGACGATTTCGACTTCGTGAGCGACAAGAAGGATTACCTTCTCTACCTCGGCAGGGTCTACAGCGGCAAGGGTGTTGATGTAGCTATACAGGCAACTGAGCGTGCAGGAGTCAAGCTGGTGATAGCAGGTCAAAAAGAGGAAGGTTACAAGCTGCCAGATCATGTGGAGTATGTAGGCTACGCAGACGTAGCAACGCGCAAGAAGCTCATGGCAGGCGCAAGGGCATCGTTCCTTCCATCGATGTATGTCGAACCATTCGGAGGCGTGCAGATCGAGAACCTGCTATCAGGAACACCTACCATAACCACCGATTGGGGTAGCTTCGCGGAGAATAACCTGCACGGCATTACAGGCTATCGATGCCGCACTATGGGTGACTTCGTGGATGCTATCAAAAGCATTGATTGCATCAATCCGTATGACTGCCGCAAGTTCGGTGAAAACTTTACGCTTGATAGGGTTGCGCCAATGTATGAGAAGTATTTCGAGGATGTCCTTGATGTCTACACTGGCGAAGGATGGTATGCAAGAGGCAATGGAATTGACGCACTGACAAGGTTTTATCCAAGCATTATATGAGTGACACGCCAGAGACGGATGCGTTTTCTGTAAAATTCAAATCGGTTTGCGGATCAAAAGCATGGGTTCCTACCGATATTTGCCGCCGCTTTGAGCGTGAGCGAAACAAGGTTCTTATAGATCGTGCAAATGGTGAGATTGCAACCATGACAATTAACCACTATGAGCGCATTCTTAATGAGCGAGACGAGGCGCAGAATATGGTAGAAAAACTTACTGAACAAGGATTGAGGTTGATGGATGATAACAGGATGTTGAAGCGTGAAATCAAGAAGTTGAAAAAGAAACATGAGTGACTACACATTTGAATCGCAATACTGGGGCGATTGCTGCAATACCTTTGACGAAGACCAGAAGCATTACGTTTACGCTCGCTACATGGGATTGAAGCAGGTTGGCTACTCATTTGATGTTGGAGGCGCAAGGGTCATTGACATTGGTGGTGGGCCTACATCGATGCTGCTCAAGACGATTAACCTTGCTGCGCGTTCACTGGTTGTTGACCCGTTGCTGTATCCAATGTGGACGTATGACAGGTATTCCGCGAAGGGGATTGATTCGTTGGTGGTGCGTGGTGAGGACATCTTTAATGAAGGATTTGACGAGTGCTGGATTTACAACTGCCTCCAGCATACGGACGATCCAGAGCGCATCATCAAGAACGCGCTGAACGCAGCTAAAACACTTCGCATCTTTGAATGGGTTGATGTGCCTCCGCATGATGGTCATCCAATTGAGTTGACAAAGCAGAAGCTGGACGCATGGATTGGCAATGAGGGGAAGACGATTCACCTTGCGGAGTCAGGATGTTTTGGTAAAGCATATTTCAGCACATACACAAAATGAGTAATACAACACCATACCAGCAGTTCGTAAATTCAATCGTCAAGCCGGGGGATGAGATCGTCAGGCAGTTGACACCGCAACAAGCGCATTTGTTGCACATGGCAGTAGGAGTATCAGGAGAGGCGGGTGAGTTGCTTGATGCCGTCAAGAAGCATTGCGTCTACCAGAAGCAGATTGATATTGACAACATCAAGGAAGAGGCAGGAGACATCCTGTTTTATTTGACTGGCCTGTTGAACGAGCTTGATATGTCGCTTGAAGATTGCATTATCGCCAATAGGGAGAAGTTAAGCAAACGCTACGCGAGCGGCAGCTACAGCAACGAGCAGGCGATTTCAAGGGCAGACAAGGCTGAAGAAGTCAAGCAAGAAAAAACTATTCCGTTCATTGAGGATGATTTTGATGACGTGAAGATCGAGCAAGTCTGCAAACTTGATGATGAAACCTGCGAGTCCTGCCAATAATTATGGAATCAATATTCATGGTTGGAGATAGTGTTTCCAAGGTTGGTGGCGACTATCGATTTGACGGAGTTGTTCGTTCTGTATTCACGAAGTTGAGCGGAGTAATTCGACTTGTTGTGGAGGATGACAGGGGAATTCTTCATATCTACTCAGAAAAAAACTTGAAGAAATCAGAGCAATGAATAACTGGGATGAATACGCACTTGGTATCGCTGAGGTGGTAGCGAAGAAAAGCAAAGACCCGTGGAGGCAGGTTGGTGCAGTTCTGTTGCGGCATGACAACACGATTGCGGCTTGTGGCTACAATGGATTCCCAGCGCACATGGTGGAGGACTGGAGTGATCGTGAGCGCAGGAGGAAGTATGTTGTCCATGCGGAGCAGAACGCATTGCGTCATGTCAAGCCAAATGAATGTCGGTTGATTGCGTCTACTACGCTGCCGTGCAATAATTGTTTAAAATCTCTTGCTTCGTATGGCATCAGGCGTATCGTCTACAGAGAAACCTATCCAACGGATGAATCGACAATTCTTCTCGCGGCAGATTTCGGAATAGAACTAATAAATATATGAATACATACAAAATCACATATAGCTCGCCAAAGAACATATTCAGTGGCGAGTTGTTTACCAAGGCGAAGTCAAGTCCAGATGCCATGTCAACATTTTTTGGATGGTTGCAAGAGCAATCGGTCTGGACGCATTTGTGGAGCATCCAGATCAACATTGAGCAAGTTGAGAATGGAGCATGGATATGAGTGACACATTAGAGACTAAAGTGCAGGAAATGACAATTGAAATAATCAAAGGTGGAGACACCCCCGTAACGCAGTTTTTTTCATCCCCTTACAGCACGCCAGAAACGGATGCGGTTACAAATAGACTATTTTGCAATGTTTCTGCTGACTTTGCTCGCAAACTAAAATACGAGCGCGACGAGGCGCGAAATAAATACGACAACCTTGCAACAGAGCATATGCTTGTGGTTAATAAATTGTGCAAAGAGCGTGACGATGCGCGTGATGCGTTAAGCAGAATTGATGAAATATTTTGTGATGGGGAAGATACACACGATGACTGGATGAAAATGGGAAGCATTGCCAAAGACTACTTTAAAGGATTAGAATGAGAGTAGATTACGACAAAGACCAGTTAGCCTACGCATTGGCGAATGCTTTGAAGGCAGGAATTGATGCACGGGCAGAGATTCAAAGGTTGCGTTTCGACGTTCAACGCGATGCCGAACACCATGACCGCATGATTGGTGAACTTGAAAAAGTTTACACAGAGCGTGACGATGCGATAAAAAAAGTCAAAGAATTAATTTATATTGCAGATCGTGCTATCGCCTTGGCTGACATAGATTTTGAAAACGATAAATTTGGAGTTGTGTCTGAACTGCGAAGTGATTTGGAGAAAATAAAAAATCAAAATGACTAAACAACAATTATGGGCTAAATATGTTGAGAGGAATCCGTCATTTGATGGATTGGGAACAATAACAATGTCTGCAAGAGGTTTGCGTAAAATGTTTAACCAAACTTGTGATGTTGCGTTTGAGTCTGGATTTAATCAAGAGTTTGAAGATGATGATGAGGAATATGATTATCCAGAACCAATTAAACATAATGTAGATGCAATAAACATTTTCGATACGATCTTCGGAAAACGATGAATTCACTTGAACAATATATTGAATATGAAAAACTTGATCCAGTCAAAGCGATGAACGCATTACAGGATCACGGAATAATCAGCGACAATTGCATTGAGCCAAAAGATGTAATTGACGCTGGAGTAGCAATAACTTGGTTGGATCAGAACTTTTTTAAACTATGAGCGGAGGACATTTCGATTACGTGCAATATAAATTGGAGGATGTTGCAGAAGAAATTCAAAGGATCGTTGAAAACAACACTTCTCAGGAGGTTGACGAGTGGGGTCAACTGATTGGAAGGAATTATAGCGATGAGACAATTTATGAGTTGCTGATTGGCGTTACATTTATTCTTACTGCCGCTACGTATATTCGGCGCATAGATTACTTGTTATCTGGCGACGATGGCGAGGATACGTTTCATGCGAGGTTATCGGAGGAGATGGGATATGAAGAAGGGTAGAAAAAATCTTAAAACATATTTCCCCGGCAAAGATTGCAAATGCCATGCGTATGACGCAGGAGAATGCGGATGTCCTGTTGATTGGACTTCAAAGGAAACATATCAACTCCGATATGAACTTGAAGATTTGAAATCATTGTGCAAAGAATTCTTGGATATTTTGAATATTGTCGAGGTGAGTGATAGCGAAAGAGAGTTTCATCCAACGCGCATTAATTCGTGCAGGGTGCATGATGCAGTCAGGATAAACAAAATTCTTGCACATATCTGTCGAATTGTGACAGATTCTAACAAAAATACGCAATGAAAACCAGTTTTTGGGATCATAGTGGCAAACCATCGGTTTTTGTTGTTAAAGAAAACGGCAAGGAAATACATAGAGGTGGATTTGAGGCTGGATATAAACTTGTAAAAATGAATATAGAGCAAGAAATAACTAAACTTACACAGGAGTGGTATGACTTGATTGGTGGAGATCATCACAAGGATCGTGATTGCCATTGGTATGTCGAAACCAAATGGAGTTATGGTAAAAATCCAGTATATCGTGTTATCCACAATGGATATGTTTACAACGATGTTGAGGAAAACTGGAGCAGTTATGAAGGCGCGTTGAACAGGTTGCGTGAAATACTTGTTGATGCTATTAAGGAAATTAATGAGTGCAGAGAAAACGACGAAAACTGGAGGTAAAATGACAAGAGCAGAAGCGCAAAGGAAATCCAACGACAAATATATGTCTGGAGAAATTACCAAAGAACAATGGAGCAAGGAGTTTGATGAAATGTCAAACATCCGCATCTGGTCAGCAGAAGGAAAAATAAATGACGAATAAAATTAAAGAAGAAATTGAAATGGTAATAAATTTTTTTGTATATGTTTTTTTATTTCCATTTTTATCACCATTGGAAAAAACAAAAAACTACATTGATAAAAAAATAAAAGAAATTGAAAACAAAATAAAAACACATGGAAGCGAAAGCAACTCTTGAATTTAACCTGCCAGAGCAGGAGTATGATTTTAAATATGCCTGTGCCGGATTGGATGCGTTGTTGACACTGAACGACATCGATCAAGAACTTCGATCTGCCGTGCGTTACAACACTGGAGAATTTACGCATTACATTGACGAAGAAACTGGTAAGCGTAAAGAATGCTGCGTTGACACTTTGCATCATGTTCGCAAGGTGATAAACGAAATGGTTCACAACCGAAAATTGCCAGAACTAATTTGACAGCAGATGTTAAAAACGCAATTGCCTTGGCTGAAAAAATTCGTGCCGAGGTTGATAACGCGCCTGATGAGGATCGCGGGATATTGCTTGCCGCAAAGTATATTATTACAAATGTTTCAACTACAACTGGAAACTTCAAATTAGACCTGCCGTTTGCAAAGAATGTTGTATTGCAGTTTGTAAACGAATTGCTTAACAAGGATCAGTTTGAAGCGGCAGCAACTGTCTTGTGGGGGCAGCAAGTTTACGATTGGCGACCACAATCTTCGATGGACACTTGGAGATGCTTGTTTGATCACGACAAGTTGTTGATCCAAGGTGCTGGTGCTATGGGCAAAACGTTTGGTGCAGCGGCATGGTTTCTGCTGGACTGGATGCGTGATCCTCACTACACTTGCATTAAAGTTGTTTCACTTACTGCTGAACACGCTCAACGTAACGTATTTGCTGCTATTAAAAAGTTTTATACGACTGCATTGGTAAGACCAGAATTTGAAGGCAGTGAAACACTTGTAAAAAGTATACAAGCAAATAATGACTCTAAAAACGGCATTCATCTTGTAGCTATTCCGAAAGGCGATAGCGGAACTGGAACGCTTCGCGGATTTCACCCAAGTCCGAGAGCAGGAAAGGCGAATCCGAAGTGGGGGCAAATGTCAAGAACTCACGTTGTGCTGGACGAAGCCGAAGAGGTTCCTGCTGGCGTTTGGGAAGGTTTGCAGAACATCTTGTCTGCCGCTGATTCGGAAGGCGCAAAGGGTCGAATCAAAATCTTTGCGGCAAGCAACCCGAAGGATCGAACAAGCGAGTTTGGCAAGCGATGCGAGCCAGAGCGCGGATGGGGATCGGTTGATTGCGAGGATGACTTTGAATGGGATTCACGCGATGGATGGCACGTCTTGCGACTTGATGCCGCGAGATGCGAAAACGTCATTGAACGCAAGATTGTTTTCCCGGGTCTT